CTGTGGGGCGGGGTGGGTTGGTAGGTATATAATGTACTTTGTGTTCATTGATGTAAAGTACTTTAAGTACATTTTGTGTGTAAAAAAATGAGATGGGATAAAGTGAAGCACAAACCCGGAGGGGGACGCTACCGGATTTATGCTGGTTTAAGAGGCTTTTTGTTTTTTCTTTCGTGCTAGCTCTTCGTAAATTGCATTGTACTTCTGTTTTTTCTCCTCAAGAGTTTTTAAAAGTTCATCTGTCTCACTGTCAGGGAGCTCGTCCAGAAGGTCAATGATGATTTTTTGTCTTGGATTTAACTCCTGATAGAAACGTACCTGTCCACTTTCTTCTGTATCCTCTCCCAAAAGATAGGTTGGTGTTGTTCCAATGAGTGTTGCTAATTCCCTTAATTTCTCTCGGCGAGGAATTGTTTCGCCATTAAACCATTTGCTAACCGCTTTTGGTGTTAATTTCATTCGACGGGCAATTTCTGCCTGCCTTCCATGTTGTTCATAACCAGCGTTTTCACAGGCTAGCGCAAGCCTACTGGCGAACTCTTTACGCGCTTTATCTTCATGAACCATAAGTTCAATGATATTCGCTCTTGAATGTACTGTCAGTTCTGTTATAGCATGTACTCAAAGTTCACATTGTGAGGATGATATGAACCAGAAAACACTTGAAGATGTAATCAAAACTGTTCGCGTTTCTGTTGTGGCCGACGTTTGTGGTGTCAGCCAAAGAGCAATCTACAAATGGATGGATAACGGAAAATTGCCTCGCACAGAATATACCGGCGAAACAAATTACGCTGAAAAAATCGCTCATGCATCAAACGGATTATTTTCTGCTGATGTAATTTTAACTATTGGCAGAAATAAAACTACTACGAAAAAGCTGATGGGAGTTGATTCATGAAAATCAAGCATGAGCACATCGAGTCAGTGTTGTTAGCCCTGGCAGCCGAAAAAGGGCAGGCATGGGTAGCCAATGCCATTACTGAAGAATATCTGCGCCAGGGGGGCGGCGAATTGCCCCTGGTACCAGGCAAGGACTGGAATAATCAGCAGAATATCTATCACCGTTGGTTGAAAGGTGAAACGAAAACGCAAAGAGAAAAAATTCAGAAGCTGATCCCAGCAATTCTGGCAATCCTTCCGCGCGAGCTGCGTCACCGACTCTGCATCTTCGATACCCTGGAACGCCGTGCATTACTGGCGGCGCAGGAAGCGTTAAGTACGGCAATTGATGCGCATGATGATGCAGTCCAAGCCGTTTACCGGAAAGCGCATTTCAGCGGCGGCGGGTCTTCCGACGATTCTGTCATTGTTCATTAAGCAAAAGTTTCCATGCTGTTTGTGCTTATTCTAAGCCACCGGGCAGCATCATACGGGGCAATTATGGCCGCATTACCATACATGCAACTGTACATAGCTGATTACCTGGCTGACACCATGCATTTGTCAGCAGAGGAGCATGGTGCGTATTTGTTGCTGATGTTCAATTACTGGCAAACAGGAAAGCCAATACCTAAAAACAGGCTGGCAAAAATTGCCCGTCTGACTAACGAGCGATGGGCTGATGTTGAACCATCCTTGCAGGAGTTTTTTTGCGATAACGGCGAGGAATGGGTGCATCTTCGGATTGAGGAAGATCTGGCATCAGTCAGGGAAAAATTAACCAAAAAATCAGCCGCAGGAAAAGCATCTGTTCAGGCCAGAAGAAGCAGAAAGGAAGCAGATGTTCAAACAAAACAAGAGAGAAATTTAACAGGTGTTCAAACAGATGTTGAAGTGGTGTTTGAACATGATGTCAACACAAAGGCAACTAATAAAGATACAGATAAAGATCTAAAAACAGATCCCCCCCTAAATCCCCCCCGGGGGAATCGAGGTGTCAAAAAGTTTGACCCTCTGGATATTGCTTTGCCGAACTGGATTTCTGTCTCGCTTTGGCGTGAGTGGGTTGAATTTCGCCAGGCATTGCGAAAACCGATTCGAACGGAGCAGGGCGCTAACGGGGCGATACGGGAGCTGGAAAAATTCCGCCAGCAGGGTTTTTCACCTGAGCAGGTGATTCGACACAGCATCGCCAATGAATACCAGGGCTTGTTCGCGCCGAAAGGTGTTCGACCTGAGACGTTACTCCGACAGGTTAACACCGTCTCGTTACCGGATAGTGCGATCCCGCCAGGCTTCAGGGGGTAACTGACCATGAAAAATATTGCGACAGGCGACGTTCTTGAACGTATCCGCAGACTGGCCCCGTCACATGTAACCGCGCCATTCAAGACGGTAGCGGAGTGGCGCGAGTGGCAACGTTCCGAAGGCCAGAAACGTTGTGAGGAGATCAACCGTCAGAATCGTCAGTTGCGGGTGGAAAAAATTCTGAATCGCTCTGGCATCCAGCCATTGCACCGCAAATGCTCGTTTTCGAATTACCAGGTGCAGAACGAAGCGCAGCGATACGCGTTGAGTCAGGCGAAATCCATCGCTGATGAACTGATGACCGGGTGTACAAATTTTGCGTTCAGCGGAAAACCTGGTACCGGGAAGAACCACTTAGCGGCAGCTATCGGGAATCGCCTGCTGAAAGACGGTCAGACAGTGATTGTGGTTACCGTGGCTGATGTTATGAGTGCCCTGCACGCCAGCTATGACGATGGGCAGTCAGGCGAAAAATTTTTGCGGGAACTATGCGAAGTGGATCTGCTGGTTCTTGATGAAATTGGCATTCAGCGCGAGACGAAAAACGAGCAGGTGGTGCTGCACCAGATTGTTGATCGCCGGACAGCGTCGATGCGCAGCGTGGGGATGCTGACAAACCTGAACTATGAGGCCATGAAAACATTGCTCGGCGAGCGGATTATGGATCGCATGACCATGAACGGCGGGCGATGGGTGAATTTTAACTGGGAGAGCTGGCGTCCGAATGTCGTCCAGCCAGGAATTGAGAAGTAATTTTTACCGGGAGGAAATTTTTATGGAGACTGTTTTTGACGCACTGAAAGCAATGGGAAAAGCCACATCCATAGAACTTGCTGCGCGACTTGATATCAGTCGTGAAGAAGTGCTGAACGAACTATGGGAACTGAAAAAAGCTGGTTTCGTTGATAAAAGCGCGTACACCTGGCGTGTGGCTGATAACAACGTTCAGCAGGAACAGCCAATGCAGGCAGAACTGCCGGAAGAAACCACCACGGCAACTGTAGTGAAAATCTCAGAGTGCGATTTAACCGCGACGATTGAACAACGCGGACCACAAACGGCGGATGAACTGGCTACGCTGTTCGGTACAACATCCCGCAAAGTTGCTTCAACGCTGGCAATGGCAATCAGCAAAGGTCGTCTGATTCGCGTAAACCAGAACGGTAAAATTCGTTACTGCATACCAGGTGATAATTTACCAGCAGAGCCGAAAGTTGAATCGGTAGCGGAAACCGATGGTAAAGCCTTTCCTCAGCCAGCCGGTGTTCGTTACCGGTACAGAAAGATGCAACACAGGAAGATATTAAAACAGAAACTGTGGCGGACATTGTGCAGTCGCTGCCATCGTTTACTGCAACGCGAGAAGATGATTTGATTTTGCCATCGCTGCATATGGCAAATCGCGAACTGCGTAGGGCGAAGAATCATGTCCAGAAGTGGGAGCGAGTCTGCGCCGCGCTGCGGGAGCTGAACAAGCACCGGGATATGGTTGCCGGGATTTGTCGGAAGTCCGGGCAATGAGCGGATGGTGCAGGCCTGAAATCATGATACTAACAATGAAGGTAAAATGCATCGGCAGTCTGATTGGTCGTAGTGAGGCGGCGGTCAGGATGAAAGCCCAGGTTAAGGGAATAAGCCTGATTCTGCGGGGTGATTTTCACCAGTCAACAAAATATCCGTAGCGCGATAACGGTCAAAAATTATGGCGCTGACACTTTTGTGCCACTGGAGATGACTGTACCTAAGTTCAGGGGAGAAGAACACGTCCGGTGGGATGGTCGGGCCAGATTTAAAGGGCAGGTCATGGCTCCAGCCTGTACGCTGGCAATGGAGGCTGCCTGGCGGGAAATTGATATGGGAACCACGCCACTCAGGGATTTACTGCCGGTCCAGAGAATAAATTCCTGTTACGGTTACACCACTGTGATCTTGCAAGTGCAGGAAAGTAGGTCTACACGGTAACGCGAGTGCGTGTAACTTTTGATGTCATTCCCGTAGAAACACCGGACAAATTTTCGCTGACAGGTCATGCAGAAGGTATAAATCTGCAGATTATGGACAATTACGGATATCCGGCAAGAGCCGGAAAAAGCATGCCGCCTCTAATTCTCAGTGGAAGATGGACTTGATTATACTCATTGCATTGTCAGAAATAGTTATCCATTAAAGGCTGGCTATTCCAAACAGGATGTTGATTACAAAAATGTAATCAACATGTAAGGTTTATACTCTTCAATATGCGTATAATTTTCCTTATTTTGTTGACTTTAAATAACAAGCTATGCACGAGGTAAAGTCGGATAAGTTTATCTGGATGTAATATATATTATTTGTAGTGTTTATAACTTTATTTCATGATAACCAATAAAAGGAGTTTTTTATGAGGAACATAATGGCAGGTTTTTTAATATTCCTGTCTTCTGCTGCTTATGCTGATATCAATCTGTATGGTCCTGGTGGCCCGCATACAGCCTTGCTTGATGCAGCCAAACTTTATGCCGAAAAAACAGGTATTATAGTGAACGTTCATTACGGCCCACAGAACAAATGGAATGAAGATGCCAAAAAAAATGCAGATATCTTGTTTGGCGCATCAGAACAATCTGCTCTGGCTATCATTCGGGACCATAAAGACAGCTTCAGTGAAAAAGATATTCAGCCTCTTTATCTGCGAAAAAGTATTTTACTGGTAAAGAAAGGTAATCCTAAAAATATCCGGAGTATTGACGACCTGACCAGACCTGGGATTGGCGTAATTGTTAATGATGGTGGTGGTACCAGTAATACATCAGGCACTGGCGTCTGGGAAGATATTGCCGGACGTAAAGGGAATATAGAAACTGTCGCCGCAATCCGAAAAAATATTATTTTATATGCGCCCAATAGCGGAACTGCACGTAAGGCTCTTGAGAATCAGCCTGGAGCAGATGTCTGGATAACCTGGGCTGACTGGGCAGCCAGTAATCCAGAAATTGGTGATGTCGTGGAAATAGCGCCAGACTACGTGATATGGCGTGATATGAACATTACAGTACGTCAGGATGCAAATGATGAAACCCGTCGATTTGCAGAATGGCTACAAACCGATGAAGCGGCGCCTGCATTCAAAAAATATGGCTGGACCAGGAAAGGCACTTGACATCCTCGTCCTTCAGGACGTGGATTCTTTTTCCGGATGCCGCGCCAGCGGCATGTAGGGGCAGCTCACAAAACGGAAAAAATTGTACGCTAAGCCTCGCCAGGTGAACTGAATTCATTCCGATATGGGAATTCCCATATCGGGCGAAAACGGTTTGCTGTAACGGCAGAGTTAAGTAGGATTGCTGCGGGTGCTTGAGGCTATCTGCCTCGGGCATGAACACCAACGGCAGATAGATAAAAGCCCCACCCGACTATAAATCGAAGTGAGGCCCCTATATGCTCGTCACATATAGATTGCCTCTTACGGACCGAAAGGTCAAGGAGAAGCAGGCTATGAAGCAGCAAAAGGCGATGTTAATCGCCCTGATCGTCATCTGTTTAACCGTCATAGTGACGGCACTGGTAACGAGGAAAGACCTCTGCGAGGTACGAATCCGAACCGGCCAGACGGAGGTCGCTGTCTTCACAGCTTACGAACCTGAGGAGTAAGAGACCAGGCG